CTCTTCACTGCCAACAACCTTCATAAGTGAGTCAATGAAGATGTGGTTGACCTTCAGTTCTTTGGCACAGTACCTGGTCATACCGATTACTGTTTCAACGTTTGTTGTACCGGTTTGATCGTAAATCCACAGGTTCTTTGACCAAGCACCAAACTTGTCCAGCAATAGGTCTAAGACTTCATATCCTTCGTCGTTCTGGTACTCAGGGGTGAAGGGGTTGGTTCCTATGTACATCCTAGACATCAAGCGTATGGTCTGAGCAGGCTTCATTTCAAAACTTGCAATAGCGACCTTTTCTTTCTGTTTCAACAGGTGCATTGCTATCTGTGCAGTAACTTGGGATTTGCCATGTCCGTTCATTCCTGCCCAGACTGTTACTTCACCTGGTCGGAAGTAGAAAGAATCGTTTGCTTTCTCCCAAGGCATCCAAACCTTACGCTCTTTGCTCGAGTCCCGCATCTGCTTTTTGATGGCAGGAATGTAAACAGCAGCACTTTTTACGTTGGTTTGGTTGTCTGTTTCCTTCAGATATTGGGTGAAATCAATACTGTCGTCCAGGTAATTAGCCATTGAAAACCTCCATCCAAAAGACTTCTTGTTTCTCAGGCATCACTTCTTTTGTTTGACAAGCAATAACTGTCTTAGCACCATGCTGTTTACAAGCGTTTAAAAGGGCTTTTCCGCGACTTTCTGACTCCGTTGATATGTGGACTACTGTTCCCACTAAAAACCGCAAATCAAGGGTTTCTATTACGTCACCATCAACACAGACATGAGGGTAATCGTCGTGTTCATGCCAATCTGTCAGAGGGGTTGGGTAGTCTTGGATAAAGATGCTTTCCGGTAGCAATCTACGTTTCCGTAACGCAATGATGTGTTCATGGCCTCTCATAGCAAACCTTTCATGTAATCTGGAACAATTGTTGTAACTTCGTCCTCCCAACGTCCTTGGTTTAACCAAGTTGCTGGCATAGGAATAAATTGACCGTTATCCTTTTTCCATTGGTCAGTATTCTTTTGTTGGGCAATAGCTTTAAGCATTGTTTCCAAAAGTTCGTTGTTTACCTTGCGCTTGGAAAAAGCAGTACGAGCCAAGTCTTTGCCAGTCTTCTTTGGATAGGCTTTCCAAAAAACCTCAAACTCTTCGTTAGTTGGTTTATCGTTTCTAGTTTCTAGTTTATGGTTTATAGTTGCCTTAGCGATGGGTTGCGAGTCGGTAGCCACTGGGTTACCCACTGGGTTCTTTTTCCTACCTCCCAGTCTGCCATTAGCTCTATTTTTCTCAGCCATTAAGTGATATGCGCTAATTACTTGTTCACATCTTGCATGGAAATAACCATCTTCATGCCGAACAAACATATCATTTAGAACATCCCTGATGACAGATGCTTCAACTCGAATACGCCTAGCAACCCACTCGGTATCCAATGGGATTTTGCTTTCGGAATCGTAGTACATATCAAGAAGTCGGCGGTAAGCCAAATCTTCTTCGTTGGTCAAATGACCGGTAGCGGACTTGTAGTCCCCAATATTGAACTGGTAGTAGTGCATTTTGCAACCTTTATCACGGTTTGTTATCACTGAAAGGAGTCATCGGCAGGACGGTGATAAGACGTCTTTTCCCCCGCTAAAGGTAGCCGTGGCCCCATAATATATTACTTTGGCACTCTTTTCAAGTTACGTTGTTTAGGAATTGCATGGCCTACATGGTAAAAGCCGCAGTGAGGGCAACGAAAGACCTCTAGCGCATCACTCGAATGTCGTTTGATGCTGGCTTTAGCAATGTTAAACGTTGGAAATTGGTGTTTTCCAAGGCATTGTGCCTCTTCTGTCGTGAGATATGTCATTGATACACCTGGTTAACGTTGATGATTTTGTTGGTAGCGACTTCAAGCGCCCTGACCAGCAGTCCAATCACAGCAGCGTCCAGGTCATGCTCTTGGGAGTACGATCCAGCACGGTCTATGGCCTCAGACACCAGCTGCTCGGCGTGTTCTGTTTCAAGGTGTTCTAAGTTCATTCCTAGACATTAACACGGTTTTTCAACGTTGGATACTAGGGAAAACCCTTAGAAAATAATTGAAAAAAAACGAAAAAACGGAGTAATATCCTGTTCGTCAGCGACTTGCTGATCTAACTTGGAGCCTTTAATGACCACAATTTCCCTGCAACAACTAGTTGATATGCACACAGAAGTAGAAGGTCTGTTTGTCTACTTTGACAGCTTGCCTCAACCATTGCCCAATGACTTGTTTAAAGCAAAACTTAACATGATAAACACTCGTGTTGCGTTGAAACAAGCAGTTGAACGTGCAACTCGTTATGTAGCAATTGAGGTGACAGAATGAATATTACCCAATACGTTTATGAGGGTGCAGTCTTTGACATTGAGTACGAGATTGATTGGGTTGACGCAAAAGAATCCACTTGGGCGTACATCACATCAATCTTGCATAAAGATGTGGAATTCTTGATGATCTTGGACAAAGAACTTATCAAGCATTTTGAAGAAGAGGTCAATCACCAATTGTTTTGGGATGGCCCTGATGTTCCTTATGACCACAAATACCGTGAAGAGACTTACTTATGATTAAAGATATGAGTGCAATTGAGTACCAACGTTTGTATCGCATCCACCAACGCGAGACTTACAAAACCCTTATAGAAGTCGCAAAAAAAGTCGTAAATGGTGAAGATGCAACCATCCTTGCAGCCAAAGCATTAGAAATGACCAAACGTGGCAAAACCAAGTTGGCTAAAGCAAAAACTGAGGGCTGAGATGGTTGGCCCTAGAAAACAATGGGGCGGTGCAAGACCAGGCGCAGGTAGGCCAAGGGAGAAGGCTCCAGTGGTTGACCTGCGTTTGAACAACATTCAACGTTTATCTTTGCTTGAGATGGGCAATGGAGACATTCAGGCCGGTGTCCAGGCATTAATAGACAAATATTTATAGGAATTGTATGGACATAGACCCAACCCGCGCAATAGAGTACATCCAAAAAAACGCAGGAGTGTACGCAGAGGCCAAGAGCAATAGAGTCCACATTGAGGGCTATCTGAAATACTTGAAGGCATCATTGATGAACAAGAGTGATTCCAACAGTCTTGGTGCAAAAGAAACGTTTGCTTACAGTCACCCTGACTACCTCCAGCAGTTGGAAGCCATGAAGATAGCTGTAGAAACAGAAGAAAAAATGAAGTACCTCCTCGAGGCAGCCAAGATGAAAGTAGAAGTTTGGAAAACTCAGGAATACACAAGGCGAACTGAGATGAAGCTATGATTTATCGTGACAAGTCACTGCTAAAACTGGCACAAGGGGAAGAATGCCTTTTAAGGGTTGAAAATTTTTGCCAGGGGGGGGTCGAGACAATTGTGGCCTGTCACAGTAACTCAGGCGCTGATGGCAAGGGAATGGGGCAAAAAGCCTCTGACTGTCATACAGTGTGGGGGTGTGCAGCTTGCCACAAGTGGCTAGACCAGGGCAATGCATCCCAAGATGATCGGCGCAAAGCATTTGATGAAGCCCATATACGACAGATCATCGAGTGGATTAAAATAGCTCGAACACCTACCCTTCGCCCCTGGAAGGTGAATGCCGCAAGAAACGTATTAACGCACCTAGGAATATCATGGACGCAGTCGCTGACTTCATTTTGACCATCCTGCACACAGTAACGAACACGCACATCCTGCATTGGCAAGCAAAATCGTATTCTGACCACATTGCCTTGGGCGAGTTTTATGATCGCTTGAGTGACCTTGTAGACACCTTGCTGGAGTCAATGCAAGGCAAGTATGCGGTGATCCTGGAATACCCGACCACATATCACGGCCCAGCAGCCACACCCCTGGAAGAATTGCAGGTTTTTGGACAGTATTTTGCAGAAGGCAGGAAGCAGCTTCCACAAGACAGTGAGATTCAGAACCTGTGTGATGAAATTGCCGCTTTGATCGATCAAACAACATACAAATTGACTTTCCTAAAATAAGCACTTCAAATTTTTTGGGGAGGGGGGTCTAGCTTTTTTGAGGAAAACGTAGATTTTTTAGGTCAAATGTGGTCGGAATGACAAAAATCACCGGAAAAACAACGAAAATTCTCAATAATCCCTCGAATAAATACGTTTTTTGATAATGAATTTCCAGGCGGTTTCCCTCTGAAGCAGCAGAAATGCGCTAAAAAAAACCCCCAATAAAGGGGGTTAATCAATCATAAATTACCCCATTGATGCGCCATTGCATCCGCTATGCCTTGAAACGTTTTGCTTCGTTCTTTCCACCTTGTAGGGCTTGGAGGTAAGTTGTACCATTTCGGGAGGCTTTTGCCCCCTTTGGTGACGTGCCTTTCACCCTTTCCAACGATATCTGTAGGCACAAGATGCGGTAAACCTTTTAACCAAAGGCACGTTGTTTTTGTAGCCTCATGCCCGAATTGATAGGGTTGTATGATCTGATCCGGTTTACGGATGCGACTAGAAATGATTGAAACGGGGTTTTCGAGGGCTATCCTAGGGATTGGCGCATCTAATAGCATCTGCACAAACAACAAAGCCTCCTGCTGCACTCCGGAGGCTTGTTTCTTAGCAAAATGCTTTGCACCTGATACCGCTAGATGGGTGCATGGTGGATGCGCCACCATCAAATCCCAATCGTGATCTAGGATTTCCCTAACATCGCATTGATAGTGATCCCCTAAAGGGCTATCGCTAGGCAATAAATCGCATGAAGCAGCGTAATGTCCGGCACGGATAAATGCATCTCTAACCGCGCCGGAGTATTCACAAGCAATAAGTACCCTCATGCCATTTTTCGGTAGATGTCTACCGCTTCGCTGAAAGAAAGCAAATTCAGCACCTTATCTGCCTTTAGTTTGGTAAGCAAATCCGGATTCTGCAGCCATTTTTGCATAGTTAAGGCATCCATTTTGATAGTCTCTAGCAACGATTGACCCCGAACAAAAACGATCCTTTTCTGCATTGCTTTCTTGACATCACGCGCATATAGCCATTGGGTGAGCAGATCATCTACAACGCTATCGGCAGAATGATTAAATTGATAAAAATGGGATTGATTGTTATCTGAATACTTATCAACAATTGGAGGCAATGTTTCGGCATAGGCTTGTAAGGTTTGAAACAACGTATTCGGATGGATTGTCGTTGTTCCCCCTTGACCTGAATTTTCAGCGTAACCCATCTTTTTTCCATCAATGTAGATTGATGCCTCATAGCAATTAGTCTCATGAGAGGCAAATTCGCTATGCTTTACGTTTTTTAATTCAATATTCATGATTTCACCTTTTAAATGGATTTGATAGAAATAACGCGCATCATTTTGCGACCATGGGCCGGATAGCAAATTAGATCGATATTCTTATTCCAACATTCACGGCATCCGCTACATTTCCCGTTGTTTTCATAGGCACGGCACAAGCTTGCACCATCTACAGGCACAAACGTTGATGCATCCGGCCCGATCACGCTACCATGTAACCCTTTGGTATATGAACCATCTATAGAGTCAGCAGAAAAACGTAACGAAACGTTTTCTAATTGGCGCATTTGATCAAAAACCATGCGGAATTTCGGGAATTTGTGCATACGAGTCGGTAACCAATGCTTGCACCATGGAGTGCGAATCATTACCTCTAGCACCTTTTCCGCTAGGGCTAGGGAATAGAGATCTCCACTATCTAACCAACGAAAATAGCGGTCGTTTTCCAATGCTGCCACCATATCATCCACCCATTCGAGACGCTGCCAATCAAGCTTATTTTCTGCTCTAGGCGCTTTCACATTGGGATAGTTGTAATTGCCGGTTGTAGCGTAGCAACCCTTGCAGGCATCTACTAGCACTCCGGAGGTTTCAATTGATGCGGGACAGGTTTCCAAAGCTTGCAACGACCATGAACGGATGCCATCAAGCTTAGAGGTAACGGATATACGAATTGACATTTTACATTCTCCAAAAATAAAGGATAAAAGGGAAACCGATGGTCGCTGCTATCAATGCAGCATTGAATAAATCGCGTAAAAACGTTTTCATTGTTTTATGCCTTACTGACGATTTCTAGGCAATGCTCACCTAAGCCAGCAACAAAGCCAATAAAAAACATAATTTCGTTGTCCTTTCCAATGATTACGCTATTCGATCCAAATGCTGATTCAGTGAAAAAATGCACCGGCCCGTTGATTGATTGGTACTTTGCAAGCCATTGATTAAGAGTGTCAATGTTGGCTGTAAAACGTGCTTTTAAGATCATGGTTTAGGTTCCTGGTAAGTAATGCGACATTGCATTGCCTAGAATAATAACGATCAAACAACGTTTTTTATACTAGGGAAAACCCTAGGTTTAGCATTTTTCGTTAGATAGAATTTTTATATTGATTTGATTTGTTATGAATTCAAAAGTGCGATAAATAGTGTCTGATTATTGACAGTCAGGACAAAAGAAAAAACCCCTAAACCCTGGTCCAATATCAGGGCATAAATCGGCAGCATGATCCGCGCAAACCCTAGCACTTAGGACAGTGTTTCATTGGAGAGGGTATACAAATACCGTAGGAAAGCATAGATACGGCTTAACCCTTCGCGCACTCACTCGCTGCACTCGCTTGGCACTCAAAAACCTAAAAGTGATGCGGCCCCATCAATCAGCAATCCCCCTGGCCATCCCCCCTCGAATAAACGTTTATCCCCCCCCAAGGTGTTTGGATGTGTAGAATCGGAGGGGGGGGTAGGACTGGAACTGGGTAAAAATAGGGGGGCCCACTCACCCGTTCCCAAAATTTCTACAAAAACTTTTCAACGTTGAAAGGAGCCATGATGAAGCCTGGGTTGTATGCAAACATTCATAAGAAGCAGGAACGAATCAAGAGGGAGAAGGCTGAGGGTAAGCCTGTGGAAAGGATGAGGAAGGTTGGTAGTAAGGGTTCTCCTACTGCTAAGGCGTTTACTGAATCTAAGAAAACGGCAAAGAAATGAAAAAGCACGATAAGCCTATTGCTCACAAGACTACTGGTAAGGGCAAGACATACAATCCGACGGACAAGGGTGCTGGTATGACTGCTAAGGGTAGGGCTGAATACAATAGAAAGAATGGGAGCAATTTGAAGGCTCCTGCTCCTTCTCCTAAGACTGCTGCTGACAAGGGCAGGAAGGCTAGTTTCTGTGCCAGGATGGAGGGAGTGGTTAGGAATGCGAAGGGGCCAGCAGAGAGGGCTAAGGCTTCTTTGAAGAACTGGAAGTGTTGAAAGGAATTGTATGGCTTGGACATTGGCTCATCCGTTGAAGGATGTGGAAGATATCGTAGAGATGGCAGATGGATACTTCGTGGATACGGGAGAGGTCTTGAAGAAGAGCAAAGACCTGTTTCGTAAGAATGTGACTATGGTGTCTACCCTACAGATTTTTGACAGGAGCAAGGAGTTTCTTGCGGTTTGTCGGAATGAGGGTAAGATGGTTGGGTACTGTTGGTATGACCGGTATGGGTACACGACTTACTCGACGGAGGAGATATCCAATGCGAAATTCCACCATGTTGACCACGGACTGAGTGCTAGGGTTAAAATACGTTTAATTAACGAGATGATTGACCAGCATATTTTGTGGGCGTATAGTAATGGGGTTCCTATTATTTGTTCGACTAGTATTCGTCCTGAGTTTGAGGTATTTATGAGGATTCACAAAAAACGTGGATTTACTGTAAATGGGTCTTATGCTTGGTTACGGACTGAAGAGGGTATTAAATGCTTGACGAAATAAAGCCTGAAGGGGCGATGGTTACGTCTGATGCTCAACGTAAGTATGCTCGTGAGTGGGCTGCCAAGAAGAGGGCAGAGAAACGGGCTATGAAGTTATCTACGGGCAAGGCAGAGCCTCGGGAGAGCTTTAATCCTAAAGGTCGTCCTAAGTCTATTGTTAACAGGGTTACTGAGTACGGTGCTTTGTTCAACCAATTGAATGACGCTCACATGGCTAAAGGGCTACCGCCTTTGAAGACTGCTATGGAGGTTTTGATTGAAGCTATGCAGTCGGACGAGTTGGATATTCAGCAAAAGTCTAAGATTGCTGAAAAGCTGGCAACGTTTGAATCATCCAGAGCGCCTATAATTTCCATTGAGCACGTTCAGAATATCAATAAGGAAGAAGATATTGATGCTGATGATGCTTTGGAAGACTTTATGAATTCACTGCGAAAGGTATAAAATGCCACTGGTTAAATCGAAATCAAAGAAGGCGGTAGGTAAGAACATTGCTACTGAGATTAAGGCTGGAAAGCCTAAAGACCAGGCGGTGGCTATTGCGTACCAAATTAAACGTGACGCAGAAAATAAACGGAAAGGTTCAAAATGAGCTACACATCTGGTAACAAAGCACCGACTCTAATGGCTCAAGCGCCTAATCGTGTTGGAAACATTGGTCGAATGGAAGCTTCTCACTATAAAGGTGTGACTTCGGTTA